ATTTTTTTACCTACAAAACCTTTACTCGCTGTTCTGTTTTTGTAAAGAGAGAGTTTATACTCTGTGTCTGCGTCATCTTGTGCAGGATCTATTAGTGATAATGGATAAGTAGAGTTTTCAAGTTTAACAATTAAAACCTGTCCGTTATACTTTTGGATTCCACCTGCAGATTCTATTTGATACAGTATAACATCTTTGTTTGGATTAAAGATGTCAAACAATTCAAATTCATCTTTACGGAAAACCTTGCTTTTGGAATAGTCCCAATTGTCATATACAACTATTTTTCCTTTATAACCAGAACTGTCCGCTAATCCATAACGGCAATACTTGTAAGGCATCGGAGTGACAGATGTTATCTGACCAAGTAAGTTATAGTTGAAGTGTAAAGCGAATGCGTTGTGGTAAACTATTGAATACGCAATATCTTTTAACACGTCGGCCGGTGTCATTGAGCCATCTTGATTTTTTCCGATATAAGTTTCTTCCGGGAATACAAAAGAAAATCCTGCGCCAATAATGAACTTAGCCATTGCTTTTGCGCAGGATTTTGCTGTGGTGGAGGAATTTATCAGGCGTTCCATGCGAGTAGGATAGGCATTATCATGCCCGTTGGTATGAATTTCATACCTTTTCTCAACACGTATGGTGTTGCGATCCTTTAACTCTACAAGTGCTGATTTCATTATTTATTTTGGTTTGCACTTTTATGATTGCGTAGTTAAGGCTGCTTTTGCTTTGTCTGCCGCAGCAATTACAGATGTTCGTGTTTCACCCACGATAAGTGCGTCTATTGCATCAACGGTTGTTGCCGCCTCGATTTGTGCAATAACCTCTTTTGCAGTAAGAGATTTTGTTTCTCCTTTTTCTTCAGCTGCTTTTGCTTTGTCTGCCGCAGCATCCTTTTTGAAAGTTTCTACCTGGTCTTTCCAATCTTCCGGATATTTTGCAAATAATGAGATTCTGTTTTCGTTATTGGCCAGAAACTCCAACGCCAATTCATCAGTTAAAGTTGTAGGCGTAATAAATTTATTGCTACCGAATTTCATCGGTACAAGTGTTACACCTTTGTTGAACTCAAACGATGTGTTTTCTTTGTTTTCCATAATTGAAATGCCCTCGTTTTTTAAGGTTAGATAAAAATGTTCGTATTTGTTTTTACCACCACATCCGATGCATGATTCTACACCGTATATATGTTGGTAATACTGAACAAGCCTTTGGAGTTTCTCTATATCATTAGAGATAACTCCAAATGGCTCGTTAAGTAATTCGGTAAGTTGTTGGCTGCTAAACATTATAATGCGTCAAACGCAGTTTTAGTCGTTGCATAATCAGTTTTTAAGAACAAGCATGGTACTTTAGGTTCTTCCTCGTCTTTAACAGATGCAAAGCGTAATGAAATAGTACCATTGTTTGCGTTTGCTGTGTGCGTTGCTTCAGCTATTTCCATACCAGCAGCAATACCATAAACCATAAACGCTTCAGTATTGGTTGTGCCTTTGTGTTTGTACTCAACTACAGCAACAATACGGTTACCAGAACAGAACTTGTTGATTTGTGCCAGTGTTTCTTTCTTGCGGTTAAATGCAACGCCTTTCAATGCGTGTTCAAACGCATCGTTAACAGCATCTTTTTTCACCAACTTAAACTCTGCATCGTTTGATTTTTTGAAACCAACGATTGAAAAAGCAACTTTTCCGGCTTTTAATACCAGGTTCGTGCACACAGTTTTGTCTGCATTAAATGTTGTAGCTGCATAATCAATATCGTTACGATTAACTAAACGCACAATTGCTTCTAAACCAGCAAATGTTAGGTCTTCGCAGTCTGCTACAATATCGTCGTCCATACCTTCAAGGCAGGTGCCTGTATTTGGTATAGGAAAGAAAAATAATCCTCTTCTAAATGGTATCATGTTCGTTTTTTTAAAAGGTGATTAATAAGCTGCCATTAACATATATGGTTCCAATACTTTTATGTCGAACTTCGCGATTGCATCTACATAGTGTTTGCTTTCTTTATCGACAAAGAAACTTTTCAACGTATTCAAACTTTCCTTGTCAGGTGTTCCTATTGGAACATTGGCTGGTGTGGTTAAAATAACACGGTGTGGTTTGTCCCATTTAGTGCCATCATCAAAATAAGAAGCGATTGCGCGATCCAAGTAATCATTAACTACTATAGGAATATTGCGATATGCGAATAAGCCTGTACCTTTTTTCTCTTCGGCAGAGCAACACATTCCTAAACTTTTGGTTTCCAAAAAGTCTGCCCAGTTAGCGTGCATAGATGAAGTCATTTCGTAATAAGCTTCTCCGGAATGAATTAATCTTTTATCTGCCTTATTGTACATTGCACGCATTGTTTTCAATGTACGTTCAGCATCTAAATTGAATTGGTCATCGTAGGTTGCCTCAGCGTTTTCAGGAATTTCTACATAGTATTTTTTAGCAGCACCGTTAGGATTAGCGATAGCAAATACTTGTTTCCATTCTCCATCCAAGCAGTTGAAGAATGATATGTCAATTCCATTTTTCAAACTTCCACCATTTGCAATGGTAGCAGCTGTAGTATCACCGAAGTAGATAAGTCTGTTTAGCATTTCAACTAAGCCTTCATCTGCTACCATGAAGATGAATTTTTCTTCTTCAGTACCAGAAATGTCATAGTTGTAAGCTGAATATTTACGGCTTGCTGTAACAAAAAGTTGGTCCAAATCATCTTCACAATGAGGCAATCTGAAACCTGCTTTGATTGGATCCCAAAGCTTTTCAGTTGTAGGTATCTTTTCAGCAGATTCTTGAATGCTACATGCATCTACACATTTACCGACTAAACCTAAACGTCCAATCAATAAAATCTTTTGTTTATACTGAACGTTAATCATGATAACGTGAGTTTGTGCCAAATCGCCGTCTTTAAAATTCTTTTCAAAAATGGCTTCGGATAATTTCTTAACCTCTTCCGGGTTAAGATTTAAGTTTGCGGTATTGATAATTGCTCCCATGGTTATTTGGTTGTTTTTTTCTTGGTGATTGTAAATGTTGATTCTTCTGTTCCTTTTGCACCTTTACCTTCTGCTCCAGGATTTTTAGGAACGTATTCCGATCCTAAATTTTTGCACAGTTCTTCAAAAGCATCTTCCAATTCTTTTTGCTTTTGAGTAGCAGTTGTATTAGATTTCTGAGTAGCTGTCAGTTTGCCTTCCAAACTTTTAACTTGTGCTTTTAATGCTGAAATTTCTTTGGCATTTTGTCCACAAGTGCAACCGCCTTCTTCTGCGGAATTACCTTGTGCAGCAGGAACTATTTCTGCAATCTTACCAGATGAAATTTTCCATGTAGAACCATCAGTCATTACATAGTCGCCATCAGGTGCAGGTGCATCACCGATTTGTACATCATCACCAACCTTTGGCTCGTTGGCATCGGTGATAACAGTTAATATTGTGCCGTCACCTGCGGTAACGTCAATATTTTTTTGTTTTTTGTCGTCCGGTTTTTCACCTTTTAACCAGGCGGCCATTTTTTCTTTGATTGTCATGTTGAGATTTTTTCCTTTTGATGATAAATGATGTGCATATTTTCTAAAAAAGATACCGAGAGAGTCCTCGTTCTTTTCAAGTGCCGTAAATAATTCAGGGTTGTCGTCTAAAAATTCGATAAGTTTTATACCGAGGTCATCATCTGACTTAAATAATCCGTCTGTAGCTGCTGGAGAATCGACAATATCAGAAGCAATGAGCTTTTCAAGCATTAATTTAGGTACTTCTTTACCTTCCATTTCAATCCATTCTTCTGATGCCATGAATACGATTGAATTACCGAACTTATCAGGATGACTTTTTGCCATATCAACTACATAATCATGGTAAGAAATACCCTTACCATCAATCATTGTCTTTTTAGCAATCTCAGCTATATATAAATCGGCAACAGCTTTGTATTGTCCATCTTGTTCAATGGCTCTGAAGTTGTGAAAGTCACCAATGTAAGTACCTAAACTATCTTTACACATGTTCGGATGTCCGCCACGGCATTTTATGCCTGTAGATGCTTCATTTCCTTGTTTTACGATGCCATCAATGAAGGTATTATCCATGTAATCGCCAACCTTATCTATGCCTGATTGCACGATAACTACGTCTTTAATAACTGTATTTCCTGCAATTACAGCTATTGATTTAGCTGTAGTTTCAAAAAAATTGATAGATTTTACTCTTTTGGACATTACTTTATTAAATAATTAGTTACTTCAAAAGTAATTTATGTAACTTTGAAGTACAATTATTAGACAACATCATGTCCTTTTTGGGGAAAATTAAAAACATATACACCGGATGGAAAAATTATCTAACCGATGATGAATTAGCAAACGAGTTAGCACAGGAAAGGTCAAAGCATTGTGCAAAATGTGAACATGCTGTTTTTGAAAAACACCTTTTGAATGTAAAAGATGATGTGAAAATTATAGAAGGCTTTATCTGTAACCTGTGTCATTGTCCATTATCAGCAAAACTTCGTGTTCCGGAGGAGAAATGTGATGACGGTAAGTGGTAATCTTATTAGGGTTTAGTATATTTGAAAATGGATTTCTATCAACAGAAAATACAGGTAAAAATTAATGATTTGAGAATTGGAAGTGTCGTTAAATACGGTGCTATTCAACCTCACGTTGTTACCGGTATTAACCACAAAGATAATTCTATAAAAATACGTCCTGAAAAATACTATTACAGTGGACAGGTAAATGAAAATCTTGTCCTTTCTACTGCTAACAACAAGAAAGAAATAATTGTCAGCATAGATAAGGTAACTGGGTATGGATTGATATTAAAAGAGTTAAACGACCACGGTTTTATTTGGGAAAATGCACATAAAGTTTATTATCTGATAGATAATAACAAATTTTGGGTACAATCAATAAGTTTTCATAGTGCCGATGTAATATATGACGGCGGCACTATACAAATAATGAAAACCGTATATTCACTGCATGAATTGCAAAATGTATTTAAGTTCGCATCAGGAATTGATTTCATTAACATAGATAAATTTTAACCAATGAAAAAATTATTACTACTCTTGGCTGTCGCTGCCTTCGCTTGTAAAAAAGAAACGGTGAAAACAGACTGTGACAATATTAAAGATAAAGGCACTATCGGATTGATAAGGTACAGCTCTAATCCAATAGCACCGAAAGATACTTCCGGAATTTCTACCGCACATCTTAAAGACAGCGTTGCTATAATCCTGGGTGCTTATGGTATTTACAATGATACTTCAGGTAAGTTTTCAGTAAATATGGTAAACGCTGAAAATTATTACACCATAAACGATTGCAATAGCATGAATTTTAAGTTTGCTGACGGTTATACAGAAACATTGTCTATAACTTCAATCACTCCAACGCTTATAACTTTACAAGGAAGCAGAACGTATTACATTTTTAAGACTCCATAAAATCAACTGCACGGCATACCGTTTTTGTTGAACATTTATATTTAACGGCAGTACTATTAAGTGCTGCCGTTTTCTTTTTTCGGTCACCTTTATAGAGTTCTTTGAAGTGGTCATACATTTGATATTTAGTAACTACATCAATTGAAATAGCACCTTTCTTGACAAGAATGTCAATTAAAGATTCGTTTTCTTTAAGGTAGTTATACAGCATTATATGTTGGCTCCGTCTATTAAGGTTGCTCTATTTCCTGTTTCTCTGATTACGTCTTTTACATCGGTGTATATTTTTAAGTCCTTTATTGCATCAGCTACCGCAGCACCTATCTGAGGGCTTATATCCGGAACTTCTAAGCTTCTTGAAACCATACCGCCATCTGCATAAAATCCGCTTCTTACTGGAGAAGAAAATCCAACACCGCCGTAATATTCATTCAAAGAAGAAAGAGAATTGATTGCGCGCGATGCACCACGGTTCAGGACGTAGAAGTTTTCGTCACGCTCCATTTCTATGACATTTCCATCATCGCCGTAATACTTTGTGCCGCCTGCACTGTGATAATTTCCACCAACAGAACCAAATTTACCACCTCGTTCAGCTTTTATGGCTACAATCTTTGCAACGTTTGCGATACCAGTAGCAATAGTAGCAGCGATAGCAACACCTTTGATGATTGTATTTGCTGGCTCTGGACCTGATGGTGGTGCCGCCAAAATTTGAGATACACCCAGGTATGTGTTAATACCTGCTTGAGCGATGGCAGCAGCTTTACCGGCAGCTGTATTCTTTCCAAGCAATTCCGCAATAGTACCTAACACATCGGCAGTTAGTTTTAATTGATTGTCTTTTTCTGCCTTATCAATTTTTCGATTGGCTTCGGCAAACTTTAGTTTTATCTTTTGCGTATCTGCACCAAGCTTATTCGCCTGTGCAATTTCTGCTTGATATTGACGGTCTAATTGTTCTCGTTGCAGGTCATACTCACTTGTACCTTGAAGTTTCATTAACTCCAAATCATTAGCCATGTCTATGGCTTTTGCATCACGTACCTGTTGTGCTTTCTCGTCATACAAAGCCTGTTGCGAATCCAAAAATTCTTTATCAGCTTGTAGTTGAAATGCACGAAATTCTTTTGCTGTAATTTCACCGGCTTCGAATCTTTGGCGTTCAATATCTTCGGCAGCATCTTTAACAAGGCGTAGTCTTTCAAGTTCTTGCTGAATTAATTCATCAGTTAGAAGGTTGCCGTCTTTTATTTTGCTGTCATGAGTTAGCTTCAGTAATGCCAATTCTTCTTCGGCATCTTTGATACGCGCATCAGCCAACGCTTTTAACCTTGCTTCAGAAGCGGTTGCAAATTCATCGAATAGCTTTGCAACTTCCGCAGAGTATTTGGTTTCAGATATTTGGTTGAACTCGCGCTGCTTTTGTAAAATATCGGCGCGTCTTTGATATGACTGTACAAGTTCACTTTCTGATTTTATTTCCTTTCCGGATAAAGCATCAAATAGTTCGGACTCTTCTTGTAACGCCTTGATTGTTGCATCCTGAGCTTTTTTTCTCGCTTCCTCTTTTTTCTTTTGCGCTTCTTCAGCTGCCTTAGCATCTGCCTGTCTTTTTGCTGCCGCTTTTTCTTCTAATGCATCAGATTGGTTTTGTATTTTTTCCTGCCGAGAAGTGCTTTCATCCAATATTGAAATCTTTGACAGCTGGGCTTTCTTATAGGCTTCTACATCTTCATTGGTTATTTTTCCCTGGTTCAGTAATTCGATGGCATATTCAACACCTTTTTCTTTTAGATTTGCAATTTCCTGTGAGTTTAATTGAGCTTTTATTTTTATTGCCCTTTCGTTGTTCTCTAAATCCTGTGTTGCTAACGCATTTCTTCTGTCGAAATCTTCCTGATCGATTTTTGCTGCCTGCGCTAACAGGTCCTGTCTTTCCTTTTCAGATAAACTTCTGTTTTTGGATTGTAAGATTAATTCCTTTACTTGTTGGTTTGCTTTAGCAGTCATAACTTCTTGTACTTGCTGTGCATCCGCTAAGTCTTGTTGTGCTTCTTTTAGATTTGCAGCCTCAACAGCAGCTTCTGCCATACTACTAGCTAATTCTTTGAAAGAATCTATAGGATTGGCAATGATGTTTCCTAACTTACTCATTAAATCACCTACCGATTTAATGCCCTCTATAAACTTTAATATAGTTGTTTCTACTACACTTATAGCAGCGCCAAATCCAGCCATTACTTGCTCAATTTTATCTACTACAGGATCTATCTTTGACAGCCAGCTTATCAATAACACAACAACAATAATGAGCGCACCAATGCCAGTTGCAGCAATAGCATTTCTAATTCCACCTAATGAAATTTGAAAACCACCAGAGCCTTCTTTCGCTTTATCAAAACCCTCTTTCATGGTTGATAGAGTTGATTTAACGCCTTGCAAACCGTTCAGAATATTCCCAAATGTTCCACCAAATATGTTGTTGTTTTTTGCTGCTTCCAGAATTGACTGCGTGTAATTACCTACGTTCCGGCGATTATCACCGGTAGCAGCTTCCAATCGTTTTAACTCTTCCGTTAATCGTGTTTTTGTTGCTGTTAATGCTTTGCCTTCCTCTGTGTTGTTCTGCTCTTCTTCAGTCAACTGTGCCCATTGTACAGAAACCGCAGAAAGCAGCTTTCTTTGTTGCTCAATGGTTAAATTCTGACCTTCACCAGCTTGTACATAATCAGTGATTAATTTAGTATTCACACGTACAACATTTTGTTGCGCTTTCAATTCGGCTTCCAATTTTGTGAACTCGTCCGTGCTTTCCTTTCCTGCTTTCTTCAGGTCGTTAAGTTCTGCTTTCATTTCTGCCAACACTTTCTTTGACTGTGTAGTTGTTGTGATCAACTTACTATAGTCTATGTCGAGGTCTAATATTTTATAAGTTTCGCCAGCCATATTAGTTTATTTTAATGATTTCAGTATCTGATAGTTTACCCGGAAGAAAGTTGTTTATTTTATTCAGGTAAAAGAATGATTGGTATTGTTTCAAGTAAATAATCTTGAACATATCTAAAAAGTAAATGTCGATAGGTGTAAACCATAACAACACTTTTTTCTTTATTGGCCGCTGTATCATCAATATGAATTTTGGATAATACAGAGTTAGTAAGTTGTCCCAATGCAGTGGTGTGAATTTTACAAAAGGATATTGTATATTCAAATTCCATGAAGTATATAGTCCAGCATTTACATACAAGCCGACATTTGGTTTTGTTACTCTATTAAGTAATACAGTTTTTAATTTATCATTCGCTCGTAGGAAATATTCAGAATCAATCTTTTCGTATGAATGAATTGATGCTAACTTTCCCGGTCCTGTTAAAAAAAGATAATCGCCGCACGCTTCAATGATGCTATCCATGACTGTTTGTTCTCTGTCGACATTATCTATGTGAGTAGAGAATGTTGCATCCGCGTAACCTTTGCCACGCAAATCTTTGTCATAGTATTTGTATTTGAAATAATTTATCAGACCGTAACTTCCTATGCGATATGTTTCTGATGTTTCAGCATGATACTTATCTGATAAATCAGAGCTACCTGATAAACCATTTAGCAAATCTTCAATGCGAATAAATTCGTATCTGCCATCGTTATTTAATTGATACAGCAAACCATATTGTTGCATGATGGCTTTTAAAAAATCCACCTGCAACACTTTTGGTAGATATAAAGAAAAGTCAATTGGATAATTTAATAATGATGGAATGCCTTCAAACTGAAGTGACATTTCATGATCTACTTCATACGCTTGTAAACTTAAAGGAGAACATCCAGAACGTGGACTTGCCACAGCAACATACGCAATTCTGTCACCGGGAACTAAGTCATACTCTTTTGTAAATTCAATGTGTAATGTTTCCTGCGGACAACCAACAGTACTAAATACTGTTCCTGGTAATTGCGTAACACCATTTATAGCAATAAATAATACAATTCCCAATGATGCCTGAACCTGGTAATTATAATCAATGGAAAGGACATAACGACCACGTTCTTTAACAACATAATTCCTGTCAAGTAATGGATCTTTCAAACTGTTTGGATCCTCAAAAGCGATTACCGAGTACGGATATACACCAGGATTAATTTTGTCACCCTTCGTTTTAAACTTAACGCTGTTTAATTCATGATCCACATTGTCGACATCTGCAGGAACTAATTCGTTATTGAAATAAGCATCTGTTGCAAAGAAATTTCCATGATATTCAAGGCCTGCTTCTTCAAATATTCTTTGCCAAATTGTTTTTACGAAGACATGCGGCACCTGGTACTCTACATCAACTTGATCAGGATTATTATTTCGTGTGTTCATTCTTCCATCCATTGTTTCGGCAATAGGATAAATAAAGTTTTCGGTTCTGTCGTTTTGTGGGTACATTTGAGTAATATCAAATGTGTGTATTAAATCATCCCAGTCCAAGTCAGTAATATATTTCCCGTCTATCTTGCTGAACAAATCGTAATTTCCTGCATAGATTATATATTCATAAGTTTGCCGATTCTTGGTTTCCTGTAGAAGTGCAATTCCATAATTTGTAACAGGTATTCCGTTACTTACAATACGTGCAGATGCCCATTTATAAGGACGTGTTGAAGCATTACCTGGTACATTAAGCATCTCGGCTATTGCCATGTTGTTTGGAGTCTTGTAACAAACAAACCTGTTCGTATAATCCGCTTGACGTTTCTGAATTTCGGCAATGTCATTTATTTGCTTTGTTAAAGCAACGGTGTCTTCATCTTTCAAGTCCAGTTTTAAACCAGCAATATATACCTCTACTTTGTTCATAGTGTTTGTGTGTAGATTTTTGGTAATTGAAATTCAAAACCCACATTGTACAATGTAGATTCTGCTTTTTTAGAATACTTGAAATTGCTGATAGTTGGCAGCTTTAACCAAACATCGGAGTTGCCATTTTCATACGCCCAAACTCCACGAGGTTTCATATATAGGTAAACACATGGTGAAGTAGGTATATCTAACAACTGTTCAAGTGTCCATTTTTCCACACCTTGCGTTACAACTTGTAATTTTTCGTCCGAATCAAAGCCGATATTCTTTTCATCAGCACTGTAACCAAGTTGGCCAGCATTGCTGTTAATAGTTCCCTTTGCTTTAGTAGTAATCAGATTTCGTGTATTCTTATTAAAGAGCCAGTATGACCATCCACCAAGACCGTTAAGCCATTTTAGATAAACCCCGCATTCATCTACTACGTCAAACTCTAAACCATAACTTGATGGTTGCTCATCACCAGAAAGTGTTATAAGAAGTTTTCCTTTATTGTCAATGAAAGAAAGATTGTCTTGTATAATTGGAATAATATTACTTCCATCACTAAGTATTATACGCTTTACCCATTTCCAGTAATAGGATCCTGTGGTGTAAATGGCAGTAGGTGTAGTTTCATCAAAAAAAATGTCATTGATATAATACAATTTATGTTCAAGAATAGTATTATTAGGCGTTGAGATTACGGAAAAGTCCAAAGGATACCCATTGAATATTCTTATTTTCTGACTAAAATCTACTCTCGGGATAGTTGGATAAATAGTTTTATGTCCACCGCGCATCAATGCAAGAGCGCTGCCATTTCCTGAAAGGTTCACAACGTTATTGGCTTCATACAAGGCCAAAAGCGTGCCTAATAAATCGGTATGTTGCATTACTGACCTTGTAAATAATCCTTGCAACTCACCTGTTTCACTGGTCGTATCTGTATAAATACATTTTAATTCAATGAAAACTTCACGAGATAAGTTATCGTCGTGAAACCCCAAATTGGAAAGTTCATAAGTCTTGTCATCGTCAAAAATTCCGAATAAAGTTTTTATAACTTCAAGCAAATCAAATTCTAATTTACTGTTGATCGGTACAAGGTCTACGAAAGTAAATGTTTGTGTATCGTAATTAATTGATATTTCACCACGCGAAAGTGTCTTTGCGGTGTTATGTGTCCACTTAAGCACGTTACTATTGTAACCGGCTCGGAAATGCATTGCTGTTGAACCATCAACAGTTGTAACGGATTTATTTAGTCCTTGTTCTATAACTACTGCCATATTATGCTGCTTTAATAATTTCGATTATGTCTGATGATATTTGTAATGCGTTGACAAACTTTAGTTGTGTCAACAAAGTATCTATTCTTTCTTCCGTTATTACATTGCTTATCACTCCGCCCTGGTTAAATTTATTGGGAACCTTGATACCATCGCGGAATATTTTTCTCTGAATCAAATAGGCTAACGATGATTTGCTTATGCCGTTTTTGAGTTCTATTTTCTTTGCATCGATCCAGTCTTCAATTGCTTTTCGTGGCGGATATGTTCCGGGGTTTCTTCCGTATTGCATTTGATAAGCGTACTTTGCACCATACATAATTGCACGCTTATCTGTAGCGAAATAATACAGGCTTTTTTCATAATTCCCAGATGCACGAAGTCCAAGCCGATCGTATTCGGCAATTAGGTCAATGCGTAGCTGTTCCAGCCATTCTTTAACTACGTTACTTTGTGCGTAAGCCATTTGTATCAATTTTAATGTCATACAATTTCTTCAACGCTTCAACCTGTTCCGGTGTCATCGTTTTAAGTACATTCTTACTTTCTTCTTCGTCTGTTGCATCACGTATAAAAGAAATTTCATAAGGAATACCTTTGCGTTCTTCAGGTACTTCAATTTTTTTGGCACCTTTTTCGATAGCTTCACCAAGTAATTTATGTATCTGTTCAATGGTTAAGCTTTCATCTGCTATGTCAATTTTTACTATAACTACTTTCATATTAAATCTTCTTTTATGGTGAATGTGATATAAAGTCCGTCCATATTTTCATCAAAAAGATTGATGACCTCTTTTGAGTTTAAGTTTGTAAGCGTGAGGCTTTCCATACAGGTGAACGCTTTTGTTAGATTGTTGAGCGCCTGCATGTCGTACAATGGTTTAATATTTTTTGTCCACTTTTCATTGTAGTAGTCTTCGCCGTTTTCATCCGCAGAACCTCCATCCATATCAGCCTTTATACATAGGAATAATGCGACATCCCAGCTGTTGGCTATCACTTTATTGAACTCG